AACATGCACTTTCAATAGCACCTTTTGGAGTGCGTACATAATCTGTTGCCTCTTCAGCAGACATTCCAACAGTCTTACCAAATTCAGTGTAGTTATAGCGACCCGTTAGCTGTAGAATGCCACCACCTCTGAATGTCCAACCATCGCCAGATGCAGTATCTCCGTTGTCCATACGACCCGCATATATACGGTTAGCAATCTTTTCTGGCTGTCTATGATACTTTTGAGCATCAACTCCAGCGCGTTTAAAATACTTACCAAAAATAGCATTAAGTGCTTTTGAACTATAATTCAAATTTTCTGTAATGGTCTTATAGTTTGCACTTTCATGGGCAGTTTGTGCTAAGAATCCAGCGACACGATGTGTTGTCGTAATCTCATATTTTGGGAACATCTCTAACATAGCATCAAACCAATCTTGAGCATCATCTTTGTGAAGTATTTTTTCTACTTGTTCTTTTGTAAATTCAAAATTCATTTTGTCCGTACTCCCTTGTGTTTTCTATTTCAATTATAAGACTTTCATAACCACCAATATGATTGCCATTCCAAAATATTTGTGGCACTGTTGGTACTGATCCAATTTTTTCTAACAGTTCCGAATATACATTCAAATCTTCTGCATTTTTATATTCATATTCCAAATTATATTGTTCAGCTAATTCTACAGATTTATTACAATATCCGCAATTACTTTTTCCGTAAATTTCAATCATATTATTATCCTAAAAGTTTAACATCTCTTTTGTCATTATATAGTCACGAACCAAGTCGGACCTCACAATATCTTCCCAACCAAAGTTTATAATACGAAAGAACCTCATTTGTTCAATAATATTCATAAACTTAATAATACCGTCACTTTCATCTTTAAATTTAAAATCAGTCTGCTTATGATCACCACAAAAAATTACGCGACAATCTTTGCCAATTCTTGTGATAACAGAATCTAACTCATGAAAATTTAAATTTTGCATTTCATCAATAACCACAATTGCCTGATCAAATGTACAACCTCTAAGAAAAGAAGTTGTTTCAAACTGTATTTTATTTGCAGTTTTCATTTTATTATAAGCACCTTCAAAACCGAATAATTCTGAACATACCAAACGATATGGTGCCTCATATGAAGATTCTTTTTCCTCTTTAGTTCCAGGAAGAAATCCCTGATCGCGTGTTGTTACTGCTGATCTAAGAACAATAATTTTACGATAAATGTCTGGATCATTTAACATTGCCTCTAATGCGAGATATAATGCTATAAAGGTTTTTCCAGTGCCAGCACTTCCTGATAATATCAAATTTAAATCATCATCCCAGTAGTCAAAGGCTTTACGTTGATTTTGAGTGATTGGTTCAATTTCTTCAAGTTCATCTAAGTTGACAGTTAATGAATTATTTTTTTTCATGTTTTAATAGTATTACCTCTACCAGAACCTTTTTTAGTTCTTTTCATTAAATCTTTAAATCCATCAGGTGTTTTTCCAAACATATCTTTTACACCGCCCACCAAAAGTGGAGCGGATAAACCTTGAACTAAATCAGAGTTTTTTAATATTTCTTGTAACTCCGAATATGTGCAGTCAACATTATGATGTTCGCTTGTTTTTATGTTTTTTATAGTATAATTAGGCATAGTCTCTCCAAAAACTTTCTCTATATCTATACGAATATTATACCATAAAAATAGATATTGTCAAGTAGTTATGCTGCTTCTACTCTTTTTGTAGTAATGTAATTGTCCAAATATTCCTTTTTTGCTTTTATTTTTTTTACAAGATCAAGTTTACCTTCAGACGTTAATTTATTTGCGAACATTTCAAGTTGTGCGCTGTCTTGTTGTAGTCTTTGAAGTTGCTGTTTGGACATAAGATTCTCCTTAAAGTAAAATGCTGGACACTCTAAAAGAGCGACCAGCATTACAGATATTAAAATTAGTATAAAAATCATTAGGGTTTAACTAATAATTTTGGAAATGCTTCTAGAACGACTGATTTTGGAACTCCTGTTATTGCTTTTTTGTTTGTCATTTGAATAACCAATTTGGCATCCTCTGGGTGAATAGACTCTAAGAGTTTAATGTATAACATTTCTCTCTTTACCTTTGGTAACTGATCACCTTCAAGTCCCTTTACGAAATACTTAAATTGACGGTTTTGTCTGAGTAAGTTTGATGCATCATTATAACCATCACTAGGTTTATGTGGTGGGTCTCCTTTAGGAACATTCCATACAACTAATTTATCATATGTTCCTCTTAAAACGTCTCTGAGTGCAGCAGTATTATCTTTTTGAAGAATCCTTACTTTTTCTGGATTCGATTTTGCTTGCCTTGCCGCACTAATAACTTCATGAACTAACTTCACCATTTTATATAAACTCCTGTACACATTCAAGTAATAATCTGCATCTTTTAGATACTAAGTATGGAAACACTTTACCTTTATTAGACCAAGGGTCTTGTGCCTCGTATGTATTTATAATATCTTCTTGGATGTTTTGAGGGGTTTCTGTTAAATCAATAAGTTTTTTATTACGACAATAGTTTCTATAAGTTTCTTCATTCATCACAGATTTTAGATCATCTGCTGCCATCCAAGCATCAATCTTTTTTTGTGTCATTGGCGTTTGACGAATACCATCAGGAAAAGAATTATCGGGTGATAAAATATTTGGAACTTTATCTGATTTACATCCTCTAAAAACATGCTCCATTAAAGTTGCTTTTGCATTTTTAGTTTCTAAATGTTTTTTATTTATAGGAGAATACTGTTTAATATTTGAGTATTTTTGAAGTTGAACAAAATCTTTATCTGACGAAACAATCATCACTTCTTCATGTTTACCAAACTCTTGAGTTTCTAGCGCAATTTTAGCGATTACGTCATCTGCCTCACAACCACAAACTCTCATAGTCTTATAAGGAAAATTTTCAGAGATTTCATCAAAGACCATATTAATAATTCTATATGCTTCTACCCAATCAATAGGAGATTCATCGCGTGACTTTTTACGACCTAATTTATATTGAGGAAAAATATCTTTTCGCCAGTTTCCATCACCATCAGCAACAATAACTATCTCACCGAATTGTTTTTTGTATTTACTCCTATACATACGAATAGAATTTAAAATCATATGCCTTATAATATTTTCATCTAAAGCAATTCTTTGTACCATTATATTAGATATAGCAACGCCACTATAATCAATTAAAATCATCGTATTCTCCAAAAAGTTTCATAGTGTTGTGATATCATAGTATAAGTAATGATACCATAAAAGTAATAACTTGTCAACCTTATTTTTTGTGATCAATTACTACTGTTCCCTCATGCATCAGTCTTTGACGGTTTGCCAGATGTGCTACTTCAATATCAGCTTTATTCTGTCCAAAATATTTAACTGCGTGACCTTCTTCAATCAAAATATTAGTAACTCTAACATTTTGTTCATATGCACCACCAACTTTTCGTTCAATTAAAAAGTCACCAAGCACTCTACCAAATTTACCCTTTTTATCTTCCCCAGATTTATCAATCTCGGTTTTTAGAGTTTGAATTGATCCAATAGGCAATAATTCTTTCAATCGTACTTTACTCGCCAAACCAAACTGTTTTTCAAGCAAATCTCTAGTACGCGATTCAGGAGTATCTATACCCATCATTCGCACTCTTTCCTTATGAACCCAGATACCGAAACCTAGATCAATATCAATATCTACTGTGTCTCCATCTACAACTCTTAGGATTTTGCATTTATATTCGTACATTTTTCAGACCTTTCCTTAGATTCTGCCATCTTTTTTATTTTTTCTTTTTGATCTTTTATAATCTGTGCCTGATCTTCAAGTTCTAAAAATAATCTGTCGTTTTCACTTATGGTCTCTTGCTTTGGAAATTTTAATATATTATTCATCATACTTTTCCTTTCACATGCATTGAGTGTATTTTTACGCCTATAAACTCGTTGTAATACTCATCACTAAAAAGGACTTCCCTATCAAATTGTTCTTTTGCCTCAAAGTAACTCATAATACCCTTTGATTTGCACAACCGAATAACATTTCTTTTAAACCTAGATGCGCCTTCATTTTCTACAAGCATTTTTACTGTTTCATTTGACCCATAATAATTCATCCAATCACTCTGAGTTCGCTTAATTCTTTTTCGCTTTTTACCTTTTAATGGAGGTAACCTTCTCACTGACCAAAATAATTTTTTGCCAATATATTTTTTATCATTACTCAAGTCTGTAATTTCATAGACAAATCCAACCCAAGACTCTAATTCATCTTGGGTTGGTTCAAATATTGCGTTTTCAAAAAACCACACTATCCCTCTTCTTCTTCATCTTCATCTTCTGTATATAGTTCTATAGGACTGCCGCACATAGGACACGCCTCTGGCTCTGCATTGTTATCACCATTTAAAACTTCAACATGAGTTTGATATTGACATAGTGGGCAGTCAATATAAAATGTTTCTTTCTTCGCCATTTACTATCCTTCGCATGATGCACAAGTCATAATATCACGTACTAATTCTTGTGCTGGGTTTGCTGAACGCTGGTAATAAAATGTTTTAACTCCCAGTTTCCAACCCTCTATTATTAATGAGTTTACATCCTTTGCCGAAACATCTGGATGTATGAGTATATTTAGCGATTGGGATTGGTCAATATATTTCTGTCTTGCACCTGCTTGCTGCACAACTGATAGAGGCGTAATTTCACTAAAAGTCTTAAATACATCTTTTTCTTTTTGGGTTAGAAAATCTAAGTGCTGAACAGACCCACCACGAACAAGAATTGATTTCCAAGTTATTTCATTATTCTCACCATGATCATGTAAACATTCTTTTAGATGTGGATTTCTATAAGTAAATTTGCCCTTTGCTAAGTCTTTAGTAAAGTAATTTGATGCTAGAGGCTCAATGGCTGGTGATACTTGACCTAGAATAAATGATGATGATGTTGTTGGTGCAATAGCAGTTCTCGTAAGATTTCTTTCTCCTGTACCCAACATACCTTTCGGCTCACCATACTCAATGGCAAGTTCTTTTGTTGCTTCAAGTGATTTATCATCAATAAATTTACTAATTTTCATACTTAACATTTGTGCCTCAAATGATTCAAATGGAATCATCTTAGATTGTAAGTATGTGTGCCATCCAAGTTGCCCAAGACCCAAGGCTCTCCAATGAGTTGCAAAATTATAAGCAGAATGCATAAACTGAATATCTTTAGTCTTTTCGCAATACTCTTCCATTACAGCATCAAGAAACCAAATCATAGTTTCTACAGCATCAGTTTCACACCATTCATCAAATGTCGCACAATTCATTGATGCTAGGTTACAAACAAAAGACCACTCATCACTAGACGGTAAACAAATTTCACTACATAGGTTTGATGCCCATACAGGAATATCTTGATCTTTAAGAACTTGTGGTTTATTATTATTTACAGTGTCGCTGAAAAAGAGATAAGGATAACCACTTTCTCTGCGCTTACGCAAAACTCTTGCCCACACAGTTCTTTTATCGTTGTCACCAGAAATCATAGATTCCATCCATTCGTCACTAATACAAACACCTAGCGACAAATGCATAATTGAAGAACCCTCTTCCCTACATTCAAGAAATTCCATAATATCAGGTGAGTCAATGGGCATGTATGCCGCAAACGAACCCCTTCTAACTGATCCTTGAGCAACAACATCAACTTGAGTTTCTGTCAAGTTCATGAAATGAACTGGTCCATCGGCTGTACCACCTGACTTAATGGGTTCACCTCTAGAACGAATAGCACCAAAATATCCAGATGTACCAGCACCCATTTTTGTCTGCATACCAACTTCAGCATTTTTCATTAGGATTGATGCCATATCATCTTCAATATAAACCCCATTGCATGAAATGGGCAAACCTTTCTTAGTGCCGAAATTTGACCATACTGGTGATGAAAGAGAATAAAACCCCTTACTCATATAGTCATAGAACTTGTCAGCGAAACCTTCTTTATCAAGAATAGTTTCTGCTGTCTGTGCAATATTCCGCACTCTCTCTTCAACGGTCATATTACCGTCAATATATCCACGGCTTAGAAAAGTTCGTGAATCTTCATTTGCCCATTCAAATCCCATTATATACTCCTAAAATAAATCATCTGCTGTGATGCCTTGGCCTTTTGCATATTCAACAGGTCTTTTCTGGAAAAAATCTGTCATATTAGCACCCAACAATTCTTCTTCAAACCAAAAAGTTTCGTCTACTAAATCTTGATCATATTTAATATCACTACCATCAAAGCCGATTTGTTCAACTGAATCTGCCATGCGATAGGCGATAAAGGATTTTAGAATATTCGCATCCAAACCTTTAATTGCATAATCACCCATAATCCAATCAATCACTTTACTCTCTGCTTTTAGTGAATCTACACATTCTTGCTTAATTCTTTGATGTAGTTCTTCATCAAAATATTCTGGATACTCATTTCTAAGTGTTTGAATTAATTTAATGCCTACTTGAGCATGAAGCATTTCTTCATTTCTTGTGTACTGCACTTGCTGGGCGCAATCTTTCATCACTGCTTTGTTTCTATTCATATGCATAATTATATAGAACTGTGAAAATAGACTTACGTTTTCAACAAATAATGTGAACAAGATAATTGAATAAATGTACTGTTTCTGATCATCCTCATATACCTTATTATTATACTTGCGTAAATAATTAACACGATTCTTAATAACTTCCTCATTCATATTTTCTTCAAACACATGAGTCATATGAAGAACATCAAGAATTTTTTCATACGCCATGTTGTGAATGACTTCAGAGTTTGCCATCGCATAACCCAAATCCTTAATGGAAGGATGTGGTAAATTTTTTCCAACATCTGCCCAAAAAGATTTTACTGCGATTTCTATCTGACCAATTGCAGACATGGTTCTTACAACGATCTGTTGCTCTGCTTCTGTAAGATCAGTTTTGAATTGTGAATAATCTGATCTAAAGTTAAATTCTTCTGGTGTCCAAAAACCTTTCCAAATCGCTTCTATGAACTGTTTTGTCCAAGGGTATAAGTCTGGCTTTCGGGCAATTTGTTCTTCAAATAGCATCCGTATCTCTCCGCTTCTTTTATCTTTTGTTTGTGATCCGTACCATTATATAGTATTTTGGGTTACTTGTAAACACCAAATATGGTGGTTTAGTGGTCAATTTTTACACTATTAAGATGCGACATATAGACTTTTTACTGTATTGACAGAATCATACTATCGTTGTATAATAAGAAGAATCTTTTATTGGAGGGTAATAGTATCCATTGTATCTTCTGCCTCAGTATAATATCTTTTATATGCTGCAATGATGGATTGTTGTTGAGAAATATATGTTCTTATATCTGATAGATTTAAAGATACATTCTCATAACCTCTATCTGTTAAACCAAATAATACAAGTGGCCTTCCCTTATCACTAACATCAGAAAATACTTTCTCATAATTTTCTGGAGTGATTAAAATCCACTCAACTTTTCTTTGAACTAATTCATCTGCTTCTGGTAATACTAATAACGGTTTCTCTATTGGTTTAGTTTTTATTTCTATTGGTTCTGGAATATCACTCCGACCCAGACAACCCGTCAGTAATGTTAAGATCATCATAAATCCAAGGGCATTCACTATTGAACGCTTTGCCATTTTCTGCATTCCTTTCTTTCAAAGTTAGTTCTGCACCTGATATAATCTCAAAACATCTCAATGCTTTTTCACTAGCGTTGTTCACAACTCTTTCAACTAAATCAGGTTTTGCCTCTCCAAGCATTCCTATATCATGTTGTTGAATTTTTTTCAATAAAACTTTATTTCTGGTGCGTGTTCTTCTTAACTCTTTATTTACAGTATCTAGGTCTGTATTAACTCTTTTTATATTAGTTTCCATATTGGAAATAGTTGCGGTCTGTGTTTCAACCGCAACTTCTAATTTCGTATTATTTTCTTTGAGAATTTCTATTTTTGCTTGCATGTTATTCCATGTAGCATAACCAGCAAGGCCAACTGAACCTATTAACCCAATAACAAAAAGCATTATAT